GGAACGCCACGCATGCTGTGGGGGCTGGTGGAAATTGACATTGAAAATCAGTCATTCAGGCTAGGCGAAAACGTGGACAAAGAAAGCATTAAAATTTCTGAAGACGGCAAAGAAATTTCATTCAAGGCGCGTGGGGTGAAAACATGAACGCGCCCACACGCAAGCATTACAAGCAGGTGAAATTCCGCACGCTGAACCTTGAATGCTGCTGGACATGCGAACACATGGAACAAGGATACGAAGGCGAACTGTGGTGCAACCTGATGCAGGACCAGAACATTGAAAAAATGAGGAAGCACCACGAACGTGAAGAACGAACCGGACGTGAAGACCTGCCACTGCCAGTGACGCTGGACGAATCAGTGGGACCACTGGACATGTGCAATAAATATGAAAGGCCGAAAAAACCATGAATAGCCCAGCTGCCCATGCCAGGTATTTGTCCTATGTCATGCGCCACCGGTGGTTCGTGTTCGTGGAATGCTGCAAGCTGGGCATTCCCTGGCGCGGCCTGGTGCATGACCTGTCAAAGTTCCTGCCCAGCGAATGGTTCCCATACGTGGATTTTTTCCACGGCCAGGGCGCGGCGCTGCGCAATGCGAAAGCCAAGCGGGACAGCACGGGGTACTATAAGCCCACGGACACGGGGCACCAGGGCTTTGACTTCGCCTGGCTGCTGCACCAGAAACGGAATGACCACCACTGGCAGTGGTGGTGCCTGCCGGAAGACGAAGGCGGCCTGAAGGTTCTTCCCATGTCCAGCGAAGCCAGGCGGGAAATGCTGGCTGATTGGCGCGGCGCTGGCCGCGCCCAGGGCAGGCCGGACACCAGGGCCTGGTACCTGGCGAACTGGTGGAAGCTGAAGCTGCATGACCGGACCAGGGCCTGGGTGGAATTCAAGCTGGGTGGCCCGCTGGTGTCATGGACGGAAGACACCCTGAACGATTGTTGGGAACTGCGCGTGCTGGGAAGACGGGTGGGAATGATTCTGAAGCATGAAATTGAAACCGCCGTGCATCCACACGCGCTGCTGGCAGTGTTCGTGGAAAAGCAGCTGCATGGCTTGCCTGACACCCTGCTGCAAATTGCCATTGACAAGTACCCTGTGCCGCTTCCGGTGCATCCATGAACCGCGTTCCGAAGGACAAGCGGCGGGACCTGTGGTGGGACTGGTCATGGAATCCCATTACAGGCTGCAAGAATGGCTGCTGGTACTGCTACGCACGGCCACTGGCGAATCGGTTTGAAGCGATACATGGCGGGCCACCCTGGGAGAAACCAGCATACCACCCGGAACGGAACACTTCCGAAGAACTGCAGCAGCCCAGGCCAGGCCAGCGCGTGTTCGTGTGTAGCATGGCGGACATATTCAGCCCTGGCGTGGACCGCCTATGGGTCCAGAAAATCATTGAAAGGGTAAGCACAAGGCCACATGTCCATTTCATATTCCTGACGAAGCGGCCCAGTTTTTACCAGCACTACAAGTGGCCGGAAAATGTCTGGCTGGGAACCACGCTGGACACATGGGAAACGCAGCTGGACCGTGCCGTGGAACTGAACTGGGCGCGTCACTATGGCGTGAAATGGATTAATGCAGCGCCCGCACTTTCCGTTCCTTCAGAACGGCTGCATGACGTGTTCAAGCCTGACTGGGTGGTGTCCGAACCATTGCACGGACATGGGAACCAGCGCCTGGTGAAAAGCGAAGCGAACGTGCATGCATGGCACAGCTGGGCCACCAGTCACCGCGTGCCTGTGTGGATCAAAGGCATGAAGCACTGGGGCGTGCGCTGTCCCATTCCGCACCAGCTGCCAGGTGACAGGGTATGACCGAACGCTGGCCGCCCGTCCACGTGAACTGCCGGTGCGTCATTCAGCTATTTACACAGGGGGAAAGTGCAGTGTATAACGGACCAGACATGGGCAAGAAAAAGGGCACGCAGCTGAAAATACAGGACTGGACCGCCACGCCGTACTATTCCCTTTCACTGTCTGAAGGAATCGGCGGCCTGAACTGGCACACCGTGTTTTTGTGTGATAGGTGCAAGCGCCTGTTTTCGCGCCTTGACAAGGCCCGCGTCCTGAAAAAAGCCAAGCCCAGGACGCCTGGAAAAAAGGTGGTCAGCGCGCCGCCTGACATTCCGCTGTATTGTGACAGCTGTTCCCAGGAACAGAAAGGGAAAGCCACGTGAACATATCGCCGAACATTCCGCTGCTGGGCCAGGACAAGTCAAAGGGACCTGACCAGGTGCTGGAAGGTATAACAGCCAGGCCGCTGAAGGAAGGCACCGTGGAAATTCCGGTGGGCATGAAGGACGGCAAGCCGCAGGTGGGAAAAATCGGCGTCATGCACCTGGCCGTGCAGTTCCGTTTCGTGCTGCTGGTACCGCTGCCGCTGAATGACAAGGAACAAAGCAAGGAACTGCTGCAAATGGTAATGGAAAGCGGGCTGAACCCTGAATGGCAAAAGGCGCATGCTGCGCTGCAGCAAATCGAATTGAACCTGAAGAAAGGCGCGGAACTGGCCGTGAAGGAAGAACACGCGGCCAGGATTGCAGCCGAAGCTGAAAGGAAGCACCCGTGAACCTGATTACGGCCTGGGACGTATCCAGCACCCGCACGGGCTTTGCCGTGGTGGATGAACACCAGAAAGTGGTGGCCGTGGGAGCCTGGGAACGTGACAACAAAGCCAGCCGTGGAATCAATCTGCTTTCCTTTTACGGCGGCGTGCTGTCAGTCATTCAGCGGTACCCGTCAGCATTCTGCTGCATGGAACAGCAGCCGGTCCTGCGTGGCATGCGGACCACTGACATGATTGCAGGATTCAGGAACATTGTATATATGGCCTATGAAGGGAACGCCCGCCAGGCCGTGAATGAAATTCAGCAAACCCAGCGGTTCAAGGTGCTGGGCCTGAAGCGCCTTTGCAAAAAGGCTGGTGTGCGAACGGCCCACACGGCACGCAAGGCAAACAAGGCCATGATAATGGAAGCCGTCCAGCGGTTCTGGAAGTGGGACAAGCTATTGCCACACCAGGAAGACGAAGCGGACGCCCTGGCAATTGCCGCTGTGCTGTTCAAGGAAATTGAAGCCAGCGGGGACCTGGACACACTGAAGAAAGGGAACCCTGCCTGGGCTGGTCCAGGCGCTGCAGATAAACTACACTGAAAAGGCGGGAAGCGCGGGCATGCATTACCTGACCTGTTATCGGTGCCCATTAAAACCGGGCTGCCTGTACCATGAACGAATCCCAGGCATGGACTACGGCAAAAACCGATTCAAGCGAACCGGTGACGCTGGATACGCTGAAGCAGTGGAAAAAAACCCTGGAAAGCCTGCCGCCACCGCTTGTCAGCATTGATATGCGGTACACCCTGCTGCGGGCAAAAAAAGTCAGCAAATTTGTTGACAGTCAGTCAGTGCCACTGGGGGCAGTTCAGGTGAATGATTCGCCTTCCTGGTGGCCGGACCTGCTGGCACGTGCGAACTACCATAAAGCACCCAGTAAGTGGCTGTGGCTTGGGAAGGACAAGCCCTGGTGGTTCCGGCGGTGGCTTTCATGAAGCTGGCCCGCGTGTTCCCTTCCAGGACAACGTACACGCCCACGGACGTGGACGCCTACTATGGACCGCCACCCATGTTCAGCGCCCAAGTATATGACCAGGTGCATGTGTCCTGTGTTTTCACCTGGGACAAGCCCTGGGCCGAAAACCTGGCGAAGCAATGGCGGGCTGTCTGCCCGAACGTCCAGGTGGGCGGCCCGGCCTATAACGCGCCAGGCGGTGAATTCATGCCTGGCCTATACCTGAAGCCTGGATTTACCATGACAAGCCGTGGCTGCCCGAATAGCTGCGCCCATTGCCTGGTTCCGAAGCGTGAAGGTAAGCTGCGCCAGCTGGAAATCAAACCAGGCCACATAATCCTGGACAATAACCTGCTGGCCTGCAGCAAGGCCCACGTGTCAGCTGTATTCAGCATGCTTTCTGAACAGGGCCAGCCAGCCTGTTTCACAGGCGGCCTGGAAGCGGCCCGTGTTTCTGACTGGGTGGTGGAACAGCTGCGCGGAATCAAACTGGGCCGCCTGTTCATGGCCTATGACCGCCCGAACGAAGAAAGGCCGCTGCAGCGCGCCCTGGCGAAGCTGTGCCCGCACTTCCACCGGCGGAAGCTGAAGGTGTACGTTCTGGTGGGGTTCGAAGGTGACACGCTGCAGGAAGCGGAAGCCAGGTGCGTGCGCGTGTGGGAACTGGGCGGGCTGCCGTTCGCCATGTTCTACAGGGACCCGGAAGGGAAGAACCAGAAAACCGAAGCCTGGGGCCAGTTCCAAGCAATATGGACCAGGCCGCCTGCCACTTACCACCGCGCCGCCATGCTGGGCCTGCCGGACGGCGCGAAGACGAAGCGCGGCCAGGACCAGCTGGAATTTCTGCACGTCAAAAACCGTGGGGTTCCGCACCGTTTCATGCAAGCTGTCAATGAACTGGACGGTGTGGAATGAACCTGGACAACTGGGCCACGAAGGACGGGAAGCACCCGCGCATTACAGCCAAGCTGCTGACCAGGGCGCTGTCCAGGCTTCCGCGTCAGCCGGAACCTATATACCCGGCCTGGGTGGGAATGTTCTTCACCAGGGTGTGGTTCGTGCGCATAGTGTGGCAGGTACGGAAGACTGACAGGAAGCGGTACTGGTCCCTGGTGCGCCGTGAATGGCAATGGACGCAGGCCCAGTTCAGGCCACACAGGAAGACCTGGCGCAAGCACATGGCCGGATATTCCAGAACGTACAGAAAGGGGAAGTAAGCATGACAAGGGAAGAACAGAACGAAGCGGCGGAAGCGGTGCAGTGCGCCATTATTAACCTGGACAATGTGGTGAAAATGGCACCCGCGCTGCAGTGGGGAAGAACGCTGCTGCCGGTGGTCAGGCACCAAATGGTGGAAGCATTGAAGATTCTTGAAAGTGACAGGGCCGAAGATATGGAAAAGTCAAGACCATTCCCTGCAATGCCGAATCCATTAAATGGGCAAAACAATGAACGCTGAACAGGAAATGAAGGCGGCCAGGGAAAGGGCATGGCAAGCTGCCATTGTCCGGTTCCTGCGCGCCCTGGTGGGGTGGGCCATGTATACCGGGTTCATATACTGCCTGGTGAAGTGGCCGCTGCGGGCCGTGGCCCTGGGCTGTTTCATGGTGGCTGTGAACATTCACAGCGTGGGGCTGAAGCTGGGGAAATGAACTGGCTTCATTCGCTGCTTCCCAGCAGGGGGACCTGGTGCCTGGTGAACAGGCCCTGGCGCGGGCACCAGGTCCAGGTGTTTTTCCACCTGGTGCCCATGTGGCCTGCGAAGGGCTGGTGGCCCAGGCCCACGCTGCCGGTGTTCTGGTGGTGCCATTTCCTGAACTGGGAACTGCGGGTGATACAACCCACCGGCAAGGTGTGCCGGACGGGAAGAAAGCATGGTGAAATGAAATGACGAAACAGGAACTGCTGGAACTACTGGCGGCCAGGCTTCTGGAATCCGAAGCGGCCCTGAAGAACGCACCTGGAAGCGCCCACGGCATGGTGCGGAAAATGGAACTGGAATGGGTGGTGGGCGCGGTGCAGCAGCTGACCAGGATTCACAGCATGACATATGACCAGGTGCTGGCTGAATCATTTAACCGAATGGTGGCACCTGGGCAGCGTGTGGTGTACTGCCAGTCAAAGGGCACCGTGGCCCTGGAAGGCGAAGTGGAACGCCCGGCCCACATTGACACAGCCACAAACCATGCGGTGGTCCGAATCAAGGGACTGGACGAACCTGTGCCTGTGGCGTTCGTGTTCCATATTCCTGGCTGGGCATATCCCACGCAGGCGGTGGACAAATGACCAGGGACGAATTTGAACGGCGCATTGAAATTCGCCTGCAGAACTGCGAAGACGCTTTAAGCCAGCACCCGGACAGCGCGGCATGGCTGGGCCGATACCATGAACTGTGCGAAATCGCGCACATGGTGCAGCAGCTGGGGCCGGAAGTGGTCGAGGAACAGCCGAAACTGGGTGCTGGAATCCTGAAGAAAGCAGCTAAACTGCTGCAGGATGAACCAGCGGACAAAAAAATGGGATTGACCTTTGACCAGTGCATGGCAAAAGCCGGGTACCGGACGAACGCCCAGGACGCGCCAGGAAGCCCTGTGGCTGCACCAGGCCCGGACCCGGCCCAGGCCCAGGTGGACCCGGAGAAAGCCAGCCAGTCAGCCACACAGGCCCAGCGGAAGCCAGAAATGGGCCGCCTGGTCCTGCGGCGCAAGGTTCTGCAGCTGATAGAGGAAGGCCCGAAATCATACCTGGACCTGGAAATTGAAACCGGGCAAGGCCCGGACGCCCTGCAGGCTGCCCTGCGAATCCTGGGCAATTCGCAAAAAATCGAAGAATACAAGCCTTCCTTATATCGAATCAAAGACATGCGCCCGGTGGTCCGCAAGCGCCAGCAGGAAGACAAGCTGCGCGGCCAGGGACGGAAGACCAGGACGGCATACACGGACCCGCCGGACGGCAGCACGGCCAGGTCCTGGTCCACACAGCTGCGGAAGCACATTATGCTGTACCTTAAGGGCCACCCGAACGGGGCCACGGAATTTGAACTGCAGGCGCACCTGGCTGACCAGGTGGGAATCAGTGACAAGGTGACGGCCCAGCATGTGCGGGACCAGCTGGAAAACCTGGCGAAGCGGCAGGTGGTCCTTCGGGAAATGGAAATACACCACGCGGACGGTGTGGGGAATCTATGGAAGGCAGCACACCCATGAAAAGCGTTATTCAAGGCGGCAAGGGGACCATATGCAAGGGCAGCAAGCGGGACTTCATTTCAGCCACGGCAGTGGGCGGACAGGAATTCATGCCCAGGCCGGTGAAGGTGCGTGCTGTGAAAATGCAGGACCCGTTCACGGTCCACACCCTGGAAGGTGTCAGCCACGGAAATGCGGGTGACTACTTGGTGCAAGGAACTGAAGGTGAACTGTACCCGTGCGCGGCGGACATATTCGAAAAGAAATATAAGGCGGTGGAACCATGAAGAAAGCAGCTGCATTCATTCTGGTGGCCCTGTCCCTGGCCGGGTGTTCGCAATCGCACCAGGTACAGCTGGCATATTGTGGGCTGCCACTGGATATTCCCATTGACATTCAGGAAACGGTTTTTTTCACGGTGGGGGACATGACCCTTTCCAAAGACGGAAGCGAACTGAACGCAACCGGCACCCTGGATGACAGGGCCTTTTATGCCTGGGGGCCTGACATATACCCTACCGGCCACATGTTCCTGGTATTCACTGGCGAAGATGAAACGGGCGGCCTGCACGTCCTGGACTGGATAGAGTATGACCAGGACCCTGTGTGGTTTTCGTTTTATGAAATGGCGAACCCTGAACCGAAGCGGTACATGCAGCTGGTGGTGCCATGAAAAAAAGCTGCGTGGCATGTGGTGCCGAAGACAAGCCACTGGTTCCATTGACGAACAGCACACCGCTGCGCGTCATGGAAATGGACTATGACCTGAACCTGGGAATTTGCTTTGACTGCCTGGTGGCGCGCCTGGACCTGGACGCCATACACAAAGAACGCCTGGAACTGATATGCCAGGGCGCTGAAGGAAAAGCAGGGTGGCCTGAAAGGGAATCCCTGGCTGTGATACAAACAAGGCTGGGGACTTGCCGAAAGTGCAGTGCAATGTTACAGTATAGGGCATTCAAGCGGTATCAATAGGGCTTCGAAAGGTGGAATAATGGCGAGTAAAAAACAGGCAGCCAAGAAAAAGACAGCACCAGCCAGAAAACGGCCCAGCAAGTCAAAAGGAAGTGCAGCAAAAACGGGCACCCGGAAGACTGCGAAGGGCAAGCCTGGCGAAGGAAGCACTGGGCCGAAGCACATTCAGTGGGAAATGGCGAAGCGCCTATATATCACCAGCAGCCGGTATCTGACGCACGAAGAACTGCTGGACCACCTGAAGGACCGTGACGGCAAGAAAGTGGAATGTAACGTGTCAGTGGTCCACCGGCGCGCTTCAAAGGAAAACTGGGCGCAGCTGCGAAAGGAATATATAGCAGGTGTCACAAAGCAGTTCCTGGAAGTGATAGGCGAACGGTACGTGCTGACCAGGAAAGCCAGCCTGGACCAGCTGGCCCTGGTTCGGGAAACCCTGGTGGACGCCATACTGGCTGGCAAGGTAGAAAAGGTGACGGTGAATGACCTATTGAACGCCATTAAAACCGAAACCGCCCTGCTGGAAGGCCGGGACGAAAGCCTGCTGGTACGGTTCGGCGTGGACAGGGAACAGGCAAGCCCTGGCGTGGAACACGTGAAAAAGGCGCTGCTGTCCGCACTTGAAAAAGGGAAGCTGACCAGGCAGCAGCTGCGGGATGCTGTGCTGAAAAAGTCAAAGGCGGTGACATAATGAACGGCCCGAAGTTCAAAGCGGGGGACCTGGTACGGCTGCAGCAAAGTCTGGCTGACCCCAGGGACCCTGACAAAACATATGAAGTGCTGGACACCAGGACTGACCAGGACGGAAAGGTGAAACACCAGCTGAAGGGCCTTATGCATTGCAATGGGTGGTGCCTAGAAGACGTGCTGCGCAATGGAAAACCTCTTGCGTTCGTGTGCGATATTGACGGCACCGCTGCTGACTGTTCACACCGTGTCCACTTGGTGCGCAAGGTATATGACCATATAGAAAACGGGAACGGCCCGAAGCCTGACTGGAAAGCCTTTTATGAAGCAGCGGAAAAAGACCCGCCAGTGCGTGCCTGCCAGGTAGTAGTCCGTGGTCTGATTGCCCAGGGCATCACGCCTATTTTCCTGACAGGCCGCCCGTGGGAATACATGAAGCAAACAAGGGGCTGGCTGACCAAGCATAATTTCATTACATGGGCAGGTGAAGACAGCGTGAACACGCACCTGTACATGCGCCCGGACGGGGACCACTGCCCGGACCATGAACTGAAGGCCAGGGTGTACCGGGAAACAATCGAACCCAGGTGGGACGTGGTGGTGTGGCTGGAAGACCGGGACAGCGTGGTGCGCATGGTGCGCCAGGACCTGGGGCTGCCCTGCTGGCAGGTGCGGCCAGGGGACTTCTAATGGGAATGCAGCACGAAGACCCCACGGACATTTGCCAGGACCTATGCCACCCTGAAACCGGCGTGGTGTTTGACCTTGACCGCATGGTGTATTCCTTCATGGTGCGGGGAATCGAAAATGCCATTATATCCGCGCACGTGAAGGACGAACTGGGCGAATGGGGCTGGCGCTGCGCCGTCCAGGCCCAGTGGGACCAGATTTACGAAAGGCGGTGGAAGTATGGGCACTGAACTGAAACCCATTCGGATGACACGGCAGGACCTGGAACACCTGGAAGTGCGAAAGCGAATGCAGGAAGAACTGCTGCAGCGGTTCAGGGTTCCTGCCAGGTGTCCCACTGATTCAAACAGAACCAGCTACACCCAGGCGGTGATGATTCATAACGCCCATTTTTGGGGCAATCCCTGGGCGTGCTGGGAAGGAAGGCGAAAGTGAAAACCAGCGAATACTTCCGTGAACGGAAGCTGGGAATGCCTGTGGGCGAAGCAATCCTGGACCGCTTTTCCGCAGGTGACGAACTGGCGGACCTGTGCGAAGACTTCAATCTGACGCTGACGGAAGCTGAAGACATTTTGCGGTACGGCATGAACTACTGCTGGCGCTTGCGCAGGCGAAGGCTGCCAGGACCGCGTGGACAGTTCAAGCCATGAACTGGGAAGCCAGCAAAATTCCGGGCGTTCCCCAGGACAAGCTGCCGAAGACCAGGTGCAGGGCGTTCCGTTCGGCCTGGGACAAAGGTTACAGGGCCGGCGCCCTGGGCCATCCAGCCAGCGCGAATCCGTATGAAGACGTGCGGGACACGTACCGGAATTCCGTTACCTGGTCCAGGGCCTTTCGCAGGTACTGGGAAGACGGCTGGAAAGCTGGGCGCAGAAAATGAAAATGACGGAATCCCGCATGTTCCTGCCAGTGAAGCGGTGGCTTCGGCACCAGGGCTTCCGTGTATTCGGGGAACTGCCGCTGTTTTATAGGACAGTGGACGTGGTGGCACACAAAAGAAATGAACTGGTGTGTATTGAACTGAAGCTGAATCTGACAAAAAAAGTGATACGCCAGGCTGCATCGTGCCAGCTGGTGACTGAACGCGCATATGTGGGCGTGTATTCGAATCCACGCAACGTTGACCAGTGCCGGAAGCTGGGCCTGGGAATACTGCGGGTACATGGCGCACAGGTGGACGTGGTGCTAGAACCTGCGGCCCGTTTCGCGCCTTCAGGTCCCTGGGTGCAGCGCACCCTGGACGCATGTCAGGCTGCCCAGGAAGCCGGATACCAGGGGCACGGTGGCGTTCCATGCCAGGCAGGCATAGGGCCAGCCATTGACGTGGAAGCCGTGATTAAATCCTACAGGCGCAGGCACCCGAAGGCCACCTGGCGCGAAATATATAATACAATCCCGAATCATTATGCTTCAGCCGGTAGCATGTGCAGTGCGGTGAAAAATAATAAACAGCGGCGCTGGTACCGGGAACAACTGAAAGCACAAAATGTGAAAGCATGAAAGCCACATTCCCAGCCCAGGTGGAAGGTGGGCGCATTCGGCGCAGTCAGTGGGCCACGAAGCCCGGCCAGAATTACGGCGCTTTCGTCCTGGTCCTGGGCAGCGCCCACCTGCGGGTGATTGCTACCAGGGGCCACGGCTGGGAACACGTCAGCGTCAGCCTGAATGACCGGTGCCCGACCTGGGACGAAATGTGCTGGATTAAAAATCTATTCTTTGAACCTGATGAATGCTGCATGCAGCTGCACCCGCCTGAAGCGGATTATGTAAACCACCACCCATATTGCTTGCACCTATGGAGGCCCGCAAATTCACTGGTGGGCACAATACCCAGGCCACCTGCAGAAATGGTGGGGCCGCGTGGATGACCTGGGAGTGCTGGCCCAGGCCACGGAATATGAACTGACCGAAGGCACAAGCCTAATTGATTTAATCACCTGGTCAGAATTGCGCAGGCCGCTGGTCCGTGTGGGTATTCAGAACACGTTTGAAGGCTTCCATTACCTGCACGAAATCTACAGCCTGGACCACCGCTGGAAGGTGGTTATGAAATCCGCGCAGTGCAGGGTGTCTGAATACGCCCTGAATGAAGCCCTGTGGAAAATGACCACTGAAGGCTGGAATGTTTTTTATGCCTTCCCCACATTCAGCAAGTGTGCCCAGTTCGTGCAAGGCCGCTTTGATAAAGCCATACAGTGCAGTGACTGGCTGACGGCCCAGCTGCGTGGGACGTACTATAAAACCCTGGATAATACGTACATTAAAACCCTGGGTGCAGGTACCATTTACTTTTCAGGTGCGCAGAACATAAAGCAAATCACCAGTGCGGACGCGGATATAATATACAGGGACGAAAAAAACCTGATACCGCCTGACGTGGCACCGGCAATCCTGGATCGGTACGGGAACAGCCAGCACAAATGGCTGCGGGATATTTCCACGCCTGAATTCGAAAACGTTGGCATTCACGCTGACTGGCTGCTGTCTGACCAGCGGAAATGGGAAGTGCCATGCCCACACTGTGGAACCTGGCAGCAACTGACCTGGGACCGGGTGGACATGAAGGCCCATGTGGTCAGGTGTCGGAATAGGCGCTGCGGCAAGGCCCTGGACCGCCTGGCGGAAGGGCGCTGGGTTCCAACGAAGCCTGGCGCACCAGCTGCCGGGTGGCACATTTCAAAGCTGTTCACGCCCACCGCCAGCATTGAAGAATTGGTGGCAGCGTACCTGGCAGCCACGGACGAATTCAAAATGCAGGCATTCTACAATGGCAGCCTGGGCGAACCATACAGCCCGAAGGGTGCCAGCATAGGCCACGAAATCCTGGCCGCCCTGGTGGACCCGGAATACAGAATGCCGCCCACCCTGGAAGACGGGTACACGTTCCTGGGTGCTGACCCTGGGGCAGTCATTCACACCCGTGTGAACAAATATGAAAAGGGCCGTGTGTATCCAGTATTCATTGGAACAGTTCCAATGGACGAAAGGCTTTCCCACCTGGAACCATTAATGCAGCGGTTCCGGGTGAACCAGGCCGTGATTGACGGCCAGGCTGAAACCAGCGCAGTAAAGGCTTTTTGCAAACGACACCCGAAGCGGGCTTGGGCGAACTGGTGGAAGGACAGCATGAAAACAGCCCTGATTGAACCCAGGGACAAAGACCTGGTGCTGAACAGCAACCGCACCCTGGCCTTTGACACCTGGTACAGCACCAGGCTGGAACAGCAGCAAATGGTCCTGCCGGTGGATGCGCCAGTGATACCAGGCTATTTTGACCACCTGAAGAAAGGCCGCAGGGTGAAGGGGCTTAATAAGCGTGGGCAAACGGTGGTGCGGTGGATTAGCCCAAAGCCTGACCACTTCCTGCTGGCTGAAGTGTACGCTGAATTGGCCTTGCGCATGTGGCTTGACAAAGGGTATGGACGCAGGGTAAAACAAACAATCAGAAAGCGGGCGGGCATAGTGGCAAGTAGAACAAGTGCAGGGGGCCTGCCATGAGTAAACGCAGGGCCGCTGGCCGCCGAAATACGGGACAGGCCATAGTAAAGCGGCACCACCAGTTCCAGGAATCCGCAAACACCCTTCCAGCAGTCAATCAATCACCAGGTGCGCCAGGCGCACGCCCAGCCATGACCGTTTCACGTGGCATTCTGCTGCGCGAACTGGCCGTGGATTCAATCAGCAAGCAATGGTTGAATGGCCTTATTCCGTACAATCCTGACGACTTGGTAAGCCGCCGTGGCCTGGTAGTTTACCGTGACATGATGCGGCGTGACGGAGTGGTGAAGAACGCCATTGAAACGAAAATACTTGCCCGCCTGTCCACCGGATATTCAATCCTGCCACCTGACGAAAGCGTGGAACCCAGGGCAGCGGAACTGGCAGCGTTCACGGAATACAACATTGAACACATGCGTGGGAATTTTCTTGAAGCCCTGCGCCGTGTCATGTCTGCGCTTCCATACGGGTTCAGCGTCACGGAAGAAAACTGGACCATATACAAGCGCGGGAAGTGGGCCGGATACCTGGGGCTTGACACACTGAAGACGAAGGACCCCAGGGACTGGGACTTTGTGACTGACAAATACGGGAATCTTATTCAGCTGGTGCAGGGCCTGACCACCGGCCAGCAGTCAAAGCTGCCACCTGAAAAGTTCATTGTGTTTTCCTACAATGGCGAACATGGGAACTGGTATGGAACCAGCGACTTGCGCGCCGCATACCGGGCCTATTTCAGCAAAGATATGGTGGGCCGATACTGGAATGTTGCTCTGGAAAAATTCGGAATGCCAACGGTGTATGCCACGCTGCCGGAAATGGAAGACCAGGGAGAATCCGAACCTGACGGAAGCGAACAGCAGGGCGGCCTGTCACAGGCTGACAAAGATTACTTGCTGGACATGCTGGACAAGATACAGACAGCCAGCAGTTTTTATGTTCCCGAAGGCGTGAAGCTGAATCTGCTTGAAAGCGGGAAGAATGGGAAGGCTGGCTTTGAAGCAGCGGTGAAGCATTATGATAAGGAAATTGTGAAGGCCATTCTGCTTCCAACCCTTACCACTGACGAAGGAGAACGTGGCACCCAGGCCCTGGGGCGTGAACATGGCCGTGTGTTCATTTATGTGCTTAATTATCTGGGCGCGCTGGTGGAAGAAATCATAAACGAACAGCTGGTGCGCCGCCTGATTGATTACAATTTCAGGAACGTGGAAGCGTACCCGTATTTCAAATTCAATGAATACGGCCCGGATAGGGAAAACGAATATGCGGAACTGCTGGAACGTGCCGCAAACCTGGGCGCGCTGCCGGACGCCACGGCACCCTGGGTTCGTGAAAAGCTGGGCTTTCCCCAGGTGGTGGAAGACGAACAGCAGAGAAGGGCCGAACCAGCACCAGCGCCGAAGGCCGAACCAGGGCCTGACAAAGGCGGGGACCAGGACACGGGCAGCGTCAGCCAGGGTGACACCCAGGACGCCTTCAGCATTCGTGATTACATGCTGCGCAGCGTGGTTCCGTTCATGGAAGCCAAGCATAGCCCTGCCACGGACTGGCCCAGGCATGAAAGCCTGGCGTCATACGTGGCGCTGCTGGAAGAAAACGGCGGGCGTGGAAGAATGGAAGGGCTACTGGCTGCCGGACCAGGTGGAAGGTGCGTGTGTCCAAAGTGCGGTATGAAGGCTGACCATGAAACCGGCCAGCCATGCAGTGAAGTGAACTGCCCGAAATGCGGAACGCCCATGACCAGGGGAAGCACCAGCGCAGGGTTCCAGGAAGGGCAGGGCAAGGCCACGGCCATGACCCCACCGGCCACGGACCTGAAGGTGCGCAAGCTGCCCAGGCCGAAGACGGAAGCCGAACGCAAGGTAGACTTCCAGGAAATCCAGAACTGGTGGGAAGCCCTGACGAACGTTACGGTGGACAAGCTGGAAGACGCCATGCGCGGCGTGAAGCGTGCCGTGACGAAGCAGGCCCGCAGGATTGCTGACAGCGGGAAGCCAAGCGACATTGACAAGCTGCAGCTGCCGGTCAAAGAAATGGGGAATTTCCGCAAGGCAATGGAAGACCTGTACACCCTGGATTATGTGAAGGGGATTCAGGACGGTTCCACTGAAGTGGGAAAGGCCCTGGGCAAAAAGCTGGCCGGATTCGAAGACGGACCATACGGCCTGCACTTCGAAATCCAGCTGGACCTTGAACACCTGCGGTTCGCTGCGCCGAACCTGGACCCGGCGGACGCCATAGAATACCTGGCGGCAAAGCGGCCCACACTGCGCCGGGCGCTGCGTGCATACCTGCGCCGGGCGTTCACTGTCACTGGTGTGGAAAAGGAACGAATACTGGCTGAAGTCAAGTATGTGCTGGAAACAGGGCTGGCCCGTGGCAGCAGCGTTCCGTCAATCATGGGCCAGGTGGACAACGTTTTTTCAAAGTACGTCATGACCGGCGAAATCAGGGTAGACCCGCAAACCGGGAAAACGATTCTGCGAACGCCTGGCCGCCTGGAAACCATAGTGCGCACGAACCTGGCGGAAGCCTACAATTCAGGACGCATGGCCCTGTATTCGGACCCGGACGTGGAAGACGTGGTGGAAGCCCTGCAGTATTCGGCAATCATTGACAGCCGCACCACTGAATTTTGCCGTTCATATGACGGGTTCACCAGGCCGCCTTCGGACCCGGCCTGGCAGGAAATCGTACCGCCGAATCATTTTAATTGCCGCAGCATTGTGGTTCCCTACGTGCGCGGCGAAGAATGGAAGCGAACGGAAACACGGCCTGCGGAAGAACCGCAGGAAGGCTTCAAGCTGTAATTCACAAGGGGGCAATCAATGCCGGAAACACAGGCGAAAGCGCGGGCAGCGGTACCTGACCCCAGGGCTTCGGCCCAGGTCAGCAGGCGGGCGAATGAAGACGTGGTGCAGGCAATGCTGGAAGCCATGACGGACTGCAAGTGCGGGTGCAAGCAGCAGGCAATCCGGGAACACTGGTCCACCTGGGAAATTGAAGACGGCGTGTGCTTGCAGAACTACCAGCGGTTAATGAAGGCGGGCCTGGTGTGAATGACGAACCAGCAGCTGTGAAATACATTCAGCTGTCAGACATTCCGGCACTGGCCCAGGTGTTCCAGTCAGCGCGTGATTACCTGGTGCGCCAGCCAGGTTCACGGTCATTTCCTTTCGTGTATCAATGGCACGCCCGCGCACTTCCTGAAGAATGGACGGACAAAGACGCGAAGCTGAACCTGGAAAACGGCGCGAACGAACCCGTGGGAATTCACGGGGACCTGCGCATGGAACGTCCTGACGGTCAGGCAATCGGCTGGACGCTGTTTACGCCAGGCACGCAAAAGAAAGCGGACAAATTCCTGAAGGGCCAGGCAACACAGGGGACCATGAAGGAAGTTCACGAAGCTGCCTGGCTTGGCTTCCGTGGGCGGATTGAAAAAGGGAACCCAGGTGCCACACGGGAACATGACGGGTTCGTGCTTCCCATTGGAAAAGGCTTCATGACATACGGCACGCAAAAGCCTGGCTTCCACGAATACTTCCTGAAATTTTCTGACCCGAAGCTGTCAAGCCTGAACGGGCGCTGGCTGTTCAAACAAACCGCTGGCATGTGGCAGGTGGAAAGGCCGAAGGAACAGCAGCCGTATGTGGACACGCACAGCGAATCCGTGGACCGTGGAAGCCAGCTGGAACTGTGGCAGTACAGCCCAGTGTCCGGCCTGGACATTCCCAGGGCAGCTGAACCGAAAAGCGAAGCGGCCCAAGCCGCAGGACCCGGAAAGGCGGTGCTGGCGAAATGAACGGAAAAATGGGTAGCGGCGGCATGGGTTCCCAGGGAATGGGTGCTGGCACCAGCAAGTCAGTTCCGCCGCTGAAGCGGTACCGGTGCCTGAAATGCGGCAAGCCATATCTGCACCGCGCACAGGACCAGGTGACGTGCCCGCACTGCAGAAACGTGCAAGGCGGCCATGAAACGGGCATGGAAGAAATCAAATAATGATTGAATGTCATTCTTCAGTGCATGAAAACGGGTGCCCTACGGGTGCCCATTCGGCTGCACGTTCATGCAAAGCAAGGCTGCCCGTTTCTTCTTGGGTTCGGCTGAATGTTCCCTTAATTGTCCATTCCATGAAAGGGTATAAATACCCTTCCCATGGGGCATGCATAGGGTATGTATAGGTTCCATGATTAGGATTAAGACTATGATTAGGAAAAGGACTTATGGGAAAAGAGAATAAGAAACGAAGAACTGACGGCCTGGACCCGTGGCGCACGAAGTGCAAGCCAGTACCAATGCAGGACACGGCGGCCAGGGCAACACAGGAAGGCCAGGACAAGGCAGTGAAGTTCCACGTGGAACCGAAGGACAAGCGCCTGCGCACAATGTCACCTGACGAAGCAGCCAGGCACAGACAGGCCATGATTGACAAGGGCGTCATTCAGCCTGCTGGCCCAGGTATGACCAAGACAAAGGTTCCAGGTGAAGGAACGCCAGGTATGCCAGGAATGACCAGCACCAGGCTTCCGAATGATTGACCTTCCAATGCTTCCAAGCATGGCGGCCCTGGCCCTTGCAGCACGCGCTGAAATGGCCCAGGATGCCCGGAACGGCCTTTGCCCGGCACGTACCATTTGCAGTGCCGGGAAGTGCCAGCAGCGGCCACCTGGCGCTGTCCCAGGTACCTTCAAGTGCAGTGTGCCCGAAAAATCCATTGACATAAACGGCAGCCAGGCCATACCCTGAAATTACATTGAAGGTTCCTGTGGCGGGAATCAAAGGTGCGGGCACATGGAAGCATGCACAAAAAGACCGCCGCAAAACAGCATGACGCCGTAAATTCCTTCCTTAATTCTTCAAGCCACCAGCCCTTGCTGAAGGGCGTTCAGATTTTCCGTGCCGGTGATTACACCCACAAAAACAAGGGCGCATGGAATAACCAGGACCTGCAGCAGATTGCTTCGCATTTCGAAATGCTGAAGGCCGCTGGCGAACATGTGCCGCCTTTGAAATCCAGCCACGAAGATGACAACCGGGGAAATCCGGTATTAGGCTGGGCAGAAAAGGTTTATGCTGTGGGAAGGGACCTGTTCGCAGACTTCCGCCTTGTGTCAAATCAGGTCATGGACCTGATAAAGCGGAAAGCGTTTCGCTTCCGCAGTGCGGAACTGCACGACAAACCACGGCCCTGGACACGCCCGGACGGAACACGCATGGCAAATGTGCTGCGGGCCGTTTCATTTGTGCCCATTCCAGAAGTCAAAGGAATGGAAGAAATATCAGCCACCCTTTCTGAATCCGGCCTGGCCTATGTAGCCCTGGCAGCGGAAGACGAATCAGGAGTGGCAATCAATTTTCAGGGGGACGAAATGGACCCGAAAGCCGAAAAGAAAAAAGACGGAACCCAGGACCCGGAAGCCGAAAGCACCCAGGCCCAGGGCACTGAAGGCGAAGGCGAAGCTGACGCCGAAGACGAAAACGCCGAAACAGGCGAAACCGAAGACGGCACGGACAGCACGGAAGCCGAAGACGGGGACGAAGCCGAAACCGAAGACGAAGACGAAGCCACGGACGGCGCGGACGCCGAAGACAGCGCGGACAATGCGGACAAGGCAGCCACCTGTGCCACGCCCGCTGCAAAGAAAAAGGCAGCGAAAATGGGCACGAAGGGCAAAGCCAAGAAAACCGCAGCGCCCGGAATGCAGGACGAAGACGAACCAGAAGACGAAAAGGAAATGAAGCAAAAGGGGTTCGGATACCCGGTGCCCGTGAAGAATGCGGACAGCACCAGGCTGCCCAAGTTCGGGGACAGCGGCATGGTCATTCCTGCCGGAATCCAGTTCAGTGACGCGGACATGCAGGCCGCACTGGACAACCTGGACCCGGCCACCGTGCGCCGCATGGCCCTGGACAGCGTGAAGGCCGCCCAGCAGGCCGCCTTCAGCGAAGCCGAAGCCTGGGTGAAGGCCCAGGTGGAAGCCGGGAAGATTCTTCCCAAGTTCAAAGACGTGGCCCTTGCCCTTGCAAGCCCGAACCTGGGCGGCATGGGGAAAGTGTCCTATGCGGACGGGCAGGACCCGCTGCCGGTCAATGCCCTGTTCCGCATGTACGTGGAAGGCACCACGCCTTCCGTGCAATTCGGAGAAACCGCCGGACAGAAAGGCGCAAATAGCGGCCAGGAAGACGGCGTGAACATGAGTGCGGCGGACGCGGACAGCGAGGCGAACCGGGTTTACACCGGGAAGTCAAAGGCCGAATGGGCGGCCATGTCCGATTCGGACAAGGCCCAGGCCGTGAAAGCCACACGTGGCGAACTGACCGAATAAAAAAGAAAACACAGGGGGTTATTGAATTATGCCTGGAAATCCCGGTATTACCACTACCCAGGGCGTGAGCAGCGAATACAAGCTGTGCGGCCTGGACAAGTGCGTGTTTCAGGGAATCACAATTGTGGCCGGTGCAGGCGCACTGGCGAAAGGAACCGTTATGGGCATTATCACCGCTTCGAAGCTGGCGGATGCCTATGATGACGCTTCCGTAACGGGGCTGGAAGACGCACGCGGAATTCTGGACCTGGACGTGGACGCCAGCGGCGCTGCGAACATGCCCGGCAACATGCTGATTGTTGGCGTGGTGGCGGAAGACAAACTGACAGGTTTTGACGCGGCAGCCGCCGTGGACACGAAGGGCCGTATTGTCTATGACAAAACGGACCTGGGCCTGGACCTGGGTTAAGGGGGAAATGAACAATGGAACCTCTGCAGCTGCTTGAAACAAAAGTGCTGACAGCACTGGTGACGAAGTTTCCCCACCTGCCCTTAATGGGCGTTTCCATGTGCCCGCTTGCGGATAATATCCCAGGCGTGGTGGCCGAATGGGACGAATTGCGGAACAGCCGGAACCTGGCACCGTTCCGTCAGTTCGGCACCGGCGCGCACGTGGACACAAACCTGGACGTGTACCACCAGGTGGCACGCATGGCCTGCATCCGCGAAAAGCGTTTGCTCAAGGGCATGCAGCTGTACCACCTGCGCCAGCCTGGCGGTGACTGGGCCAGCCAGTGGGCTGAACAGCGCGTGAAGGCTGAACTGGAAGACCTGACCATGAAGGTGAAGAAAACCTGGGAATACGCATTTTGGGAAATGCTGAAGGGCACCCTAACCGTGGCCCAGGAAGACGTGCAATTTGTGGTGGATTACGGCATTGCCGCAGGCCACAAACCCACGGCTGGCACCGTATGGTCAGACACGGCGAACGCGGACCCCATTGCAAACATTCGCGCCTGGAAAAAGCTGATTACCCAGGACAGCGGCGAACAGCCCACGGACATGTTCGTGTCTTCCACCGTCATGGGCTATCTGGTGGACAATGCGAAGGTGCGTGAACTGATGCGCCAGCAGTACGGACGGCAAATGGCCGAGGAAGGCCGGATTGTCAAGCTGTGCGGACTCAACGTGGTGGAATATGACAACGGGTATGTTCCCACTGGCGGTTCGTATACGCAGTTCGTGCCGGATGACCACGTGTTTATTATTGCGAAGGGTGACAAGCGCAGCCCGGAAGCGGGCGGCAAAATCACAAACCTGCTGGCCGACATTCAGCAGGGTTCGCCAGAAGACGTGGAAGCAGGCGGCAAGCCCGGACTGTTCAGCAAATCGTGGACTGAAAAGGACCCTGCGGGCGTTCAGGCCCTGGTGGCGTCCAGTTTCCTTCCCGTGCTGAAAAAGCCGGAAGCCGTGGTGTACGCGGACGTGGCATAAGCCACAAAGGCACAGGTGATACTGTGAACAACGGGAAGCAGGTTCGAATGGGCCTGCTTCCCGTTTGCTTTCTCCATGCTGACATGCAATACTTCCGAATCATAAAAAACCCATAGGGGGAAAAGAAAGTGGCGAAAGAAAAAGATAGGCTTTTCAGGGTGCTGAAAGACGGGCTGACGGTGGGCTACACCGTATGCATGGCCGGTGACATTGTGGTGAATGCGGACAATGACGCTTCCACATATCACCTGATTGCTGACCTGGGCGGGGAACACCCGAAGCACGGGAAGGTAATTGAAGCGGTGCCGGACGGCACGGAACCCGCCGAAGGCTGCCGCATGATAGGGAACATTTACGGCGGCAAGCCGGTTCCCAAGAAAACCGAAGCGGCGGAACTGGGCATGACGGACGCGGAAGGCGCGCCCGCCGAACGCAAAACCGCCACGAAGAAAACTACGAAAAAGAAAAGCACCCGGCGCAGGTAAACCCTGCGCCTGGCGCGCAAGGGGGAAACCATGCCGCCGAACAAATCCGGGGACCAGGTACTGCAGGATTGCCATGATGACGCAGCGGACGCCCTGCGGGTAATTTCAACTGGTGGCGGAACGCCGCCGACTACCACGCCCGAACGCCAGGTAAAGGCCGCTGACACCAGCGCGCCCTGGACGTTCACCACTGGCGCGGCAGGAAAGTGGCGGCCACAAACCATTGTGGTGAAAGCCGCAGCGCCTGTCACTGGGGACCTGACCCTGCGCCTGCGCAGCAAGTCAGCCGGAAATCCCGAATACCTGCTGGGCACGGTCCTGACCGGGTGGACTGAAGCCTATTTTGAACTACCAGGCCCGCTGTGGGACAACGGGGACGAAGTGAAGCTGGATACCGTGAACACAGGCGGAATCAGCATTGAAGCTGAAGCCCTGGGCGAACAGGTGTCATAATGAAAATCCTTCGTGACGGAAAGCGGCATGACATTGTAACCACGCAAATTCCGCTGCCCGTCCTGGGTTCGCCCACCTACAATGAACTGCAGGACTTCCTGGACAAAATGAACGGGGCTGGCATTGTGGACGGCGGCGTGGTGTCTGACGGCGGTTCCGGCACGGTGAACATTTCGGCGGCAAAGGGATTTATACGCGCCACGGACAATGCAATTGCGCAGCTGCTGGCCTTCGACATTGCCGCAGCCACCGGGCTTTCCCTGACGGACAATGCGCTGAACTGGATTTATATTGATTATAATTCCGGTTCACCTGTCTTCGCAGCCACCGTCACGTTTGCTGACGTGAACACGAATACCAGGCTAATGGTGGGCCGCGCATACAGAACGGGAACCACGGTCCACATTCTGAATGCAGGGCAGAAATTCCAGGCATACCAGACAGTGGCCTGCAAAAAAGACTTTGAAGTGTACGGCGTGGTCAGGGCTTCGGGCGCTATCACGTCAGGAACTGGAACCAGAAACCTGGGAATCACTGCTGGCACGTTTTATTGCGCGCATAACAGGTTCACCACGGCTGCCTTCGATTCAAGCGGCGCTGACCGGTTCACGTATGCGTACTACAACGGCGCGGCCTGGGTGGAAGTGGCGGCCCAGGCGCAGATTGACAATACGAACTGGAACAACATTGCTTCTGGCCTGGTGGCGCTGACTGCGAACAGGTACGGCGTTCACTGGGTATACATGGAAAATGACGGCCACGTGGTGGTGGTATATGGGCAAGGGGACTACACCCTGGCCCAGGCGACACTGGCACAGCCGCCAGCTTCACTTCCGCCGCGCCTGGTCAGCACGTCATTGCTGATTGCGAAGGTTATTATTCAGAAAAGCGCAGCCGCCTTCACGTCAGTGGAAAACCCATTTACAAACAATTTCACCGGAAGCAATGTGGCGAACCACAATGACCTGGGGAACATTCAGGGCGGCGCTGCCAGTGAGTATTACCACCTGACGAACCTTCAAAACAGCAAGGTTCAGACACTGGGAAAAACGCCAGCCCTGCTTCCGGAATTCCCAGGTGCCGTCCTGGAAGCCCTGTCCGGCAGCGGCACAAATTCCATTCTGGTGACTTCGGAACACGAAGCCGGGCCACCGCGCCGGAATTTCTACCGTGGAACCACGGGCCAGGCCAGCACGCAGGACCTGGACCTGGTGGTGCAAGTCAAGTTGTCTGACACCTGGAATGGCTGGGACGCCACCCAGGCCGTGCGCTGGGACAGCAGAATGTCGGCCACACCAGGTGCCACTGGAATCGAACTGCGTGTGTATGACGCGGCAGGAACACTGGCGAACACGCCAGCGAAAATCCAGGGCACAAGCTGGACCACCACCACACTGACCGCAGCGAATCTTGCCACCGGAACCTTTGCTGCTGGCGATATTATCACCCTGGCCTTCAGGCTGTACGCTGACCAGGCGAAAAACGCTGACCTGGGCAAAGTTCTGCTGAAGTTCGCAGTATAGGGGCGAATGAATGCCCGCCTACTATGTGGACAAAGACAACGGGAATGACGGCTGGGACGGTCTTTTTGATACGTACCAGGGCGGAACGTCAGGCCCGTTCGCTTCCATTCCTGCCTTCCTGAACGTTGTTACGGTGGGGGATACCTGCCGAATCATAAAGGGCAGCACGCCCTATTCTGGCGGAATCACGTTGCCTGCCATAGGTGCCACCCAGGAATCAGAACGGGTGCGCATTGAAGGCTGGGCCACGGGTGCCTGGCCTGGTTTATTCTTGGACCAGGCAGCACGCCCTGTGATTACAGCCACTGGCGCTGCCCAGGACATTGTAGACCTTTCTGACGAATCATGGGTGACGCTGCAGGACCTGGTGCTGGACGGTGCGGACACAGGATATGACGGCGTGGACGGCAATTCCGCTTCCTACTTCCAGCTGAAGCGGTGCAGGATTGCGAACGTGGCGAAGGGCTGGCAGTGTACCGTAGGTCCCACTTATGACGTGCTGCTTGAAGACAGCGAATTTGAAACACTGGCTGAAGACGGGATTAACAGCAGCACCAGCCTGGTGGGCATTACCATTCGGCGCTGCCACATT